ACTTAAACATTTTGCCGTAAAGAATTTTATGGCATTTGATATTAAAAATCTCAACCACTTGCGCTACAGTATGCAAGGACAAGCCGCTATCAAAGAAGGCCTGTTTGAATCATGGTCTGGCAAAAAAGACGTGAGCTGGAATGCCGGCGCGACTGAAAGCCGTTTGATGATCAAACACAAACGTAGCCTTGGTGAAGACGAAGCACGTTTCCGTTATGTTGAAAGTTTGTTTATTGAAACAACCGAAGGCGAACGCTACAAGTTACCATTTAAAAATTTAACAGCAGGCAAGGCCATGTTGGAACACGTTCGCAATGGCGGCCGCCCTTATGACATGCGTGGACAACACATCTGCGAAATGGTCAACGAACTAACAGTATTAAGCAGATTCCGCAGAGCCAATACAGGTCGATTGTTGGAAGGCGATACAGCTACACTAGTTGAACAGACCAATGCTTACTATGAAAATTTGCAACACAATCTCAAGAGTTTGACAAGTCGTCGTGGATATGACACATACTTTGAGTCATGGACTCCGTCAGAAATTACCGAAGAAGAACTAGTAATTGAAGGACTCAAACATTTATTTGTAACACAAAGCATTGATCAACGTGTTGAAGATGCACTGCCATTATTGGCCAAAATACAAAAACAGGAAAACGCTATGAAAGAAGCTAACATATTTGAAGCATGGGCTGATAACCTTGCTGAAGGCACTTGGCAAACACCAGACACCCCAGAAAAACAATCTCAATTGATTGAGTTGTTGAGTAAAGATTTAGTTGTTGGTGCCGATGCTACTAATGCCACAGAACAATTGTATGACCTGCTAGGCGATGACGAATTGTTTGATCAATTACAAGCACTTGCAGACCAAGATGCCAATGCCGATGCTCGACAAGTTGTGCTTGATCGCATGTCAGAATTGTCAGATGACCCAGATGTGCGTAAGGTTATAGATCAAGTTCAAATTGACGCAACAGCTGAAATGAATCCTCCCGAAGCTACCAACCCAGCCGATTTAGAGCCGCAAGAACCACAAGAGCCAGTTCAAGAAATTAAAGATCCAGCCGGAACACCAGAACCAGCGTACCCAGAATATGCCGAGGACTTGTCCGCAATACTCAACATCGCCGGAGTTCCAGCCAAAGAGCGTACAGCGCCAGACTATGAGCCCGAACTTAAAGAAGAAAATTTAGAAGATGAAACTTCTATTGGTGGCGATGCTAGCGATGCATTTATTCGTGACGTTTCGATCGATCAGCAGGATGAAGAAGAAGCACTAGATGAAGAAGCTCAGTGCAACATGACCGAAGCCGGAGAATCATGCCCAATGCACGGTGTGGAAGAGTGCTGGGGATCGGATGCTAGCCCACTTGCTGGCCAATACGGACACAGTGGCAAACTCAAAGCAGTAGACAAAGACATTAGCTTTTTGGATCGTTTAAAAGAACTGTCTGGTTTGAGGAAGTAATTTTGTAATTAGAACAACCGCGTCATAAATATGTATTGACGCTAAGACATAAAGCGTGTACACTACAACAGTGAATACGCTTTTTTCTTTAGTATCACAGGCAACTAGAATCTAAAATTTAGATAGGCAACAACCATAAACAATTTGAAAGGCAACATATTATGGCATCATTAGCAGAAATCCGTGCGAGACTCGCACAATCAGAAGGTAAATCACAAGGCGGCAACTCCACAGGTGGCGATAATGCAATTTATCCACACTGGAATATGGAAGAAGGCGCTTCCGCAACACTCAGATTCCTCCCAGACGGTAATACAAAAAACACATTCTTTTGGCAAGAACGTGCTATGATCCGTTTACCATTTAATGGTATCAAAGGCGAGATGGAATCAAAACAAGTATATGTACAAGTACCTTGTGTAGAAATGTGGCAAGAAACTTGTCCAGTTCTTACAGAAGTTCGTACTTGGTTCAAAGACAAGAGCTTGGAAGAAATGGGTCGTAAGTATTGGAAAAAACGCAGTTACATTTTCCAAGGCTTTGTTCGCGAGAATCCACTCGGCGATGACAAGACTCCAGAAAATCCAATCCGTCGTTTTATCATTGGTCCTCAGATCTTTACCACTATCAAAGGTGCGTTGATGGATCCAGAATTGGAAGAATTACCAACAGACTACTTACGTGGTCTGGACTTCCGTATTAGCAAAGGTTCCAAAGGTGGCTTTGCTGACTACAATGGTAGCAAGTGGGCTCGTAAAGAAACAGCACTTACCGAAGCTGAACAAGCAGCTGTTGAGCAGTATGGTTTATTTGACTTGAGCACATTTATGCCTAAGAAACCAGGCGAAGTTGAACTCAAGGTTATCAAAGAAATGTTTGAAGCTAGTGTTGATGGTCAGAGTTATGATACTGAACGTTGGGGACAGTATTTCCGCCCAGCAGGTGTTAATGCTCCGGCCGGTTCGAGTGCTCCTGCAACCGAAAGCCCATCAGCTCCGGCAGTAGCTCCAGTAACAGCTGCATCAAGCGATTTTGATGACGAAGAGCCAGCAGTAGCGGCGGCTCCAGTTGAAGCCAAACCTTCTACCCAAAAGGCAGAAGATATTTTGGCTATGATTAGGGCACGTCAGAAAGCGTAATTAATGCTATCTCATTTAGATAGTATTATCTTTCCAGACCGCTGTGAGGTAATAGAAATTATACCCTCACAGCGGTATGTTTATCCTATATTTAAAAATGGTTGGACTAGTTTGCATGAATATGTCAACACGCATAAATGTCGGTTATTGATCAATGAGCAAATAAAGCGAATAAACTCTATTGATGTAATACTACGCAACCCGCAACAAAGACTAGAATCTGGAATTAACACTTTTGTTCAAATGACTCTTAGAGATAATACAGAGCTTGATCAAAAAACAATAGTATGGTTTGCTCAAAATTATCTTTTTTTAAATCGGCATTATGCACCACAGTTCTTATGGTTGATAAATTTAGCAAGATATACAAATACTACAACTAAATTAAATTTTTTAGGCATGGATCAACTTACATCTATAGCACAAGTTGATCGCAAGCCAGGCGGAGTACTTCCGGTATCAGACCAATTAATTGCCCAAGTAACTAATACACCAAACATTGAAATGTATCATCGTATTGATCAACTTTTAGTAGACTGTATTGGTCAATCTATACAATTTAATCAACTAATACAACATATCCAGCAACAAGATTCTGTAGCATACGACTTTGTGGTTGGCCGTAGTCAACGAATACTCAATCCAACTTATGTATTGTCCTAGGCTAGATCATTTTGTTCGCTTTAATCCTAACGGAACAGTAAGCCGTTGCGGACATATGGTTGACGCTCCAGAATTTGATTCGCTTAACACCATGGAAGCCAGTTCCTGGTTGGCCAATACAAAAGAACTAATGAAGTTTGACCAATGGCCCAAAGAATGTGTGAGATGTCAAGAAACCGAACCTGACAGCATAAAACAATATGCTACAAAGTTAGATAAACAAACCGTCCAACCAAATTATTTACAAGTAGGCGGAGTGTTAGATAATTTGTGCAATGCAGCTTGCCAAACTTGTAATGAAAACCTAAGCACCAGAATAGGTAGTCTTAATAGTCGACAGTTTCCTATAATCAATAATCTTGATCGCTTTCAGCAATTACCACAAGACAGAATTGTACACTTAGATATCAACGGAGGTGAACCTAGTTACAGCAAAAACTATAAGAAAATTTTAGCCAACTTGCCATCTAATTTAAAAACACTAAGACTTAATACTAATTGCAATATTGTATTAGAAGAGCTTACTCAAATAGCTCAACGTGGCATTGAGGTTACTGTCACAGTCAGTTGTGACGGAATCGGGCCGGTTCATGAGTTTATGCGGTGGCCCATTCCGTGGGAAACTTTTTATCTTAACCTAATGCAATACAAAACTATGCCAGTAAAGTTAAACTTATGGACCACTGTTAGTGTACTAAATGTAAATGACTTGCCTAATATACAAGCATTTGCACAAGAACACGGTATCGATCATAGTTACGCTTATTTAAAAACCCCTGTTGAGTTAAGTGTTAATAATACCGACATTGATGCTAGAGATGCATATATAAAAAAACAAAAACAGTTAAGAGGCATCATTTGAAAATAGCAATTACGGGACATACTGCTGGGATAGGACAAGCTCTTACACAAGAATATATTCTTGATGGCCACGAAGTTGTTGGGTTAAGCAAACGAGATGGCAATAACATTCGCAACATACCTAAAATTTGTGATCAAATCGAACCTTGTGACGTGTTTGTTAACAGTGCTCAGTCTGGATACGCACAAACAGAATTGTTATTTGAAATAGCCCAGCGTTGGCAAGGCACTCGTAAACATATTATAGTTATCAGCACTATGATGACACAAGATCCTACTAGTATATTGCCCGGGTTAGATATGCTAGCTTACCATCAACAAAAAGTTACACTAGAGGAAATGGTCAAACAACTACGCCATCAACGCCTTGACATAAAAATTACCATAGTGCGACCAGGATATATTGCCACCCAACCTGGGCAAACTGTGCCACCAGCAGCTGATGTTAACAATTGGGCACGAACATTATTAGACGTGTTTGATCTGGCCAAAAATAATAATTTAACAATACCAGATATCAGTTTAGGGCCACAATGACACCCAAAGATATTTTAACAAATAAATCTTTTTGTCCTATTCCATGGACTGGATTTTATATCGGGCCCGACGGCCAGGTCAAAAATTGTATCTGTAGTTGGGACGATATAGGCAACACCAAAGAAAATCAAATAAACAATATTTTAACTGGTAAAGTTAATACGCAGGTAAAACGAGAAATATTAGCCAATAAAAAACCAAGCACTTGTGAGTATTGTTATAGTTTAGAAACAAATAAAACTGCTCATAATATTGTCAGCAGCAGAATTTATTATTTAAAAGAATTAAGAGCAGTTCCACTTGACACGTATGCAACTCCAGAAAATTTTAATTTACATCAAATTGATATAAGATGGCGTAATACCTGCAATTTTGCTTGTGCTTACTGTGGACCAACACTAAGTAGCAAATGGGCTGAAGAATTAAAAGTCAAGGTTGATTTTCCAGATCAAGACCAATTTAATGAATTAAAGTCTTATGTGTTTTCGCATGCCGCCCAACTTAAAAATGTTTACATGGCCGGCGGGGAACCGTTACTAATAAAAGAAAATGAAGAATTGCTAGAATTACTATTAGAAAAAAATCCTGATGTTGTGATCAGAGTGAATACCAATCTAAGTAAAACCAACACACGAGTATTAGATTTACTTTGCAAATTTAAAAATGTACACTGGACTCTCAGTGCCGAAAATATCAATCAAGAATTTGAATATGTAAGATATGGCGGTAAATGGAAAGAATTTTTGAGTAATCTTAAATTAATAAGAAGCTTGCCACATAAAATTACATTTAACATGGTTTGGTGCATATTAAGTTATTATGGTATTTTTGACTGTATAGATTATTTACGGGGTATCGGATTTCACCCAAATGCATTCATTTTAACCGCAGCAATGGGCCCTGACTGGCTAGACACTAGACATTTACCAGATAATGTGTTACAATCAATTGAGAATTGTTTATTGGATCGTATAAATGAACAGCCGGGATTTTTATTAGAAGATGGGTATCAAAATTTATTAACACATATACACAAGCCGTTTGATAAAAATTTAGAATTAACATTTGAAACACTAGCAGCAATGGATCAAAGACGTGGAGTAGACAGCAGTAAGATTTTTACAGAATTATATAAACTTAAAGAAGGAAAGTAATCATGGCAAAACCATTTGATATAAGCAAGTTCCGTAAGGACATCACCAAGAGTATTGAAGGCCTAAGCATTGGATTTAATGATCCAACTGATTGGATCTCAACAGGCAACTTTGCCTTGAATTATCTTATTTCAGGAGACTTTAACAAAGGTATTCCCTTAGGTAAGATTACAGTGTTCGCCGGTGAATCGGGTGCAGGTAAATCCTACATTTGCTCCGGTAACATTGTTAAGAACGCACAAGAGCAAGGCATATTTGTTATCCTAGTTGATACAGAAAATGCACTTGACGAAACATGGTTGCATGCTCTTGGAGTAGACACTAGT